AGCGCAATGGATGAGAAAGATTCTAGATTCATACCGCAATCGTCCTGCTGTTCGGGCGAGTGTCCTTGCTCTTTTGCTGTATCTGAGTCCAATGTTGTTATACAAATTCCTAAAACAGAAAAAGCGTAAGTAAGTGTTTCTCTATAACAGCGCAGTTAATAAAGCCCGCTCCTTAAAAGAAGGAGACATGGTTTCATGGAACTCATCAGGCGGTAAGGCTGAAGGTAAAGTAGTTCATGTTATGGATTATGGCACTTTAGATATTCCTAACTCTAAGTTTAAGATTAAAGGCGAAAAAGATAATCCAGCAGTTTTAATTCAGTTATACAGAGATGGTAAGCCAACAGATACACAAGTCGGACACAAAATGTCTGCTCTCCGTAAATCTATAGAGTTTGACTTCTTTAAGCACGGAAGCCACAATCAAAAGACTCATGCTGGCTCTAGAGGCAAAGGCGGTGGCGGTGCGGCAGAAACTAAACCGAATGATGCTGAACGATTTGCTGACGCAGGCTACAACGACGCTTTAATGGAAGATTTGGAAGAAAAATTATTTGACATTGATGAAAGTTTCGAAAATGCTAAAGTAGAGTTGTTAGATGAAATAGAAGAAGCAACAGGCGACGCCCAAGGCAAAATGAAAGAGCGCATGGATATGCTTGTTGCGGCACAAAGTAATGTAAAGTCAGCCAATATCCGAGTGAGTGATGCTAGCAGGCCTGTAGATAATATGAGTTTATTCGACCAACACCGCAAAGATGTAGTTGGAGCCGTGAATGATTTAGACTCTGCCTTAGAAGAGTTGCGTAACTCACCGACTCGTTTTAGTGATTTAATTTCTGAAATCAGTAGCGTGAAATCGACTCTACAAGAGTATGATGACCAATTAGATGAGAGTGTCCTAAAAAAAAATATAGTTAATAAACATGGTAGCCATAATCAAAAGACGCACGCTGGCTCTAGAGGTAAGGGCACAGGTGGCAGTGGAAGCGGGGCAAGCACAACAACTCCAACACCAACTACCATGCCGTTTCGCCCAACAGGTAAATATAAATTAGATGAAGCGTTATTCAACAGGTTAGATAGAAAAGAAAGTAACGCTGCTTATGTAGATGGGTGGAAGCAAGGTCAAGCCCAAAGCAAAGACGACAAACTTTTTAACGCAGCAAATAGTTGGATTGATATGACGGATAAGGCTATCAATGAAGGCAAAATGCCAAACGACGGTTTTTTGTTAGAAACTGCCAGAGCAGTAGGTTTAATAAATGGAATGTTGCAATCAAAGGAAACTAAGTAAGTAGTTCTAACCTTATTAAGTAATACCTGTATGAGATAATAACTATAAGTTACTAGGAATAACTTATGGGGTGCTTAATTGCGCAAGTTTTACAATTTTCATGGAATTGCATTTATAGTCGGCTGGTTAGTTGTAACCCCAGTCGCTGCATTTGCCGATGAAGTAACTATTACCCTTACTCCTGAAATACCTTATGTCGATACAGTAGTGGTTGTAGATACAACTACGGCTTACACAATTACGACAACAACAGGGCCAAGGACAGAGATAGTTGATTCTCAAACTGTAGAGCGAGTGGCTTGGGTAGATAGTTGGCTGACTTTATATCAAGGCCTTCCGTCTGAAAGCGGAACAGTAATCGCCCAAGATGACGACAGTAATCATAATTCACAAACTAATTACTATGCTTCTGCCCTAAGCGGAGTATTACAGCCCGACACTTACACAATAAGGGCGACATCTTATGATTATGTAGTAGCAGGTCAAAGGCCTATCGGAACTTATACTTTAAGTAGTAACTTAATTAACTTACCTGATACTTCTACGGCGCAAAACAATGATACGAGCACGGCTACAAATAATCCAGCCTCAGTTGATGGCAGTACGGCTACGACAGCGCCATCAGAAACGACAACAGCAACAACTCCTGCTCCATCACAGCCCATAGAAATAGAATCAAGTCCATCAACGCCTGCATCTATTACTCCAAATCCGCAACCTATTCAGCCGCCAGTAGTTATTGAGTCAAATACAAACCAAGTGCCATTGCCCACGACACAAGAACAAGTGCCTGAACCACCCATAGAAGAACCTGCAATTGTCGAGGAATCTGTTTTGCCCGACGAGCCGATATTAGAAGAAATACAAGAACTGCCGATACTAGAAGAAGTGCAAGAAAGTCCGTTGGAAGAACCATTAGATACTCCTGTCGAAGAAACTGCTGATGAGCCTACCATCACGATTGAAGAAAGCCAAGAACCGATAACAGAAGAACAGGTGGATAATTTAGTTGCTGAACTTACTGCTGACGGAACTTTGAGCACAGAGGATAGACAAGAAGTGGCAGAGGCCTTAATTGAAGCCTCTCAAGGTGAGCCAATTACTACTGAAACTATCATTGACGCAGGGCTTACTTACGAAGATTTGCCAGCCGCTACGCCAGTCGAAGTGCGCCAAGATGAAAACGGGAATGCGGTAGTTATTACTGCTGAGGTCGCCGCAGCCCTTTTAGTTCTTGATAATCCAGTAGAATTACTTACAACTATTTTTGATGACCCTGCTCAGGCGTTTCTAGCACTTACAAGTATTGGCGCTGACATGTCTGAGGAAGAAAGAGAAGAGTCAGAAAAAACAATCGTTGCCGCAGTTATCGTTGGTGGTATAGCCGTTCAGTCTGCTACTTCTGCCGCTTTAGCAGGTAGCGTTTCTTATAGAAGGAGGGTGTAATGAAAAAATGGTTCTCTGATATTGCTAATCAGATATGGACTTTACTCGGTATGTTTGTGGCTTGGGTAGTCTTAGATGGTTCGGCAAAAACAGTCGTGGGTTATGCTATTATCGGTTCGTTGATACTATGGATAGCCACCTTTCCATTGCGTAATTCAGAAGAGGAATAATGCTTAACTTAACTAAGTTCGCAGTTAATAAAGCAGAAGGTTGTCCTGTTGCTACGCAAGATATCGAAAAGAATTTAGAAAATCGTCAAGACGCAATTGATAAAGCCGCTTACGGTCCTCTTAATCCAAATGAACCTAATACTGATTTTTGGGAGAAGAAGGCCGAAAAATGGGATGTAAGTATTGAAGAGGCCAAAAAATCTCGATGCGGTAATTGCGCAGTTTTTATACAAACACCTAAAATGATGAACTGTATCCGTGAAGGCTTAGCGGCTGGCGATTCAATGGAGAATGCTTGGGATACCGCTAGGGCAGGACAACTCGGCTATTGCGAGTCTTTCGATTTCAAGTGCGCTAGTAAAAGAACCTGCGACGCTTGGGTGGTTGGCGGTCCAGTAAGGTGAGTAATGGCTAAGGCCAAAGAGTGTCCTTTTTGCGGGCGTATTTTCAACCCTAAGTTCGGCGGTCAGCCATGGGGGCCCCAAATTATTTGCAATGATTGCTATGTAAAAAAGACCCTTGCTTTCAATACTCGCAACACGCCTCAACAATAATTCTCCCGCTTAAAATCAAGGCTACTACTCGCTAAACTAAAGCCAACCGTATGCTACTATTTAATTATCAATAGATAGCCTTACGAAACATAGAACTATCTATGATGACAAGGAGCAAAATGACCAAAGCCCGCAAAATGGTTGCCCTCAATATCGAGGAGACTAGTGGCGTTGACCATCCTGCTCACCTTCATGAAGGTTGGTTAGTCATCAAGTCAGAGAATTTAACTGGCGTGGACGACCTTCTTTCAGACCTAAATAATCAAAACGATAACTCAAATGAGTTCCGCAAAGGGACTGAGGAGGAAGCCATGTCTGAACAAAATAACGTGGAAACAACTCCTGAAGTTATATCTACAGAAGAAGTAGATAAGGCTAAAGGACAAATGTCCTATGACGAAATGATGAATAAAATCAAAATGCTTGAGGACGAGTTAGCAATGGCTAATAAGAAACTTAAGAAGTCAGAGGACGAAGAAGTGGTAGTAGATACTGCTTCATTAGTAAAAGAGGCTCCAGAGCCACTTCGCAAGATGTTGGAAGATTTGGAGAAGTCAGCACAAGAGGCAACCGCTCGTGCTAATGCCGCAGAAGAAATTCTAAAGGCAGAAAGAGTTGCTCGCGCTAACAGCGAAGCAATTGAGAAAGCAAAGGCTTGGAAATACCTAGGCCTTGATGCAGAAAAGGTTGGTCCAGCACTTCGTCAGTTAGCAGAAATAAACGAAGAGTTGGCAAAGTCAGTTGAGGAAGCACTTAACTCAGTTAATGCCCAAGCAGAGTCAGCAAACATTTTTGCTGAAATCGGTAAGAGCGCAAATCCAACAACTGGAGATGCTTACACTCAATTAACTTCATTGGCTAAGTCTTTGACTGAAACCAAAACAGGAATGACTTTCGAGCAAGCATTTGCTAATGCTGTTAAGTCAAATCCTGACCTCTATCAACAATATCTAAGCGAGAAGGGTGCCTAAAACATGGCATACGAAATTAGTAATTACTCTGTAAAGGTCACTCTCGTAGCAGCAGCAGACCTTTCAAGTAAGCAATACACTTTCGTCAAGTTGAATTCATCAGGAGAAGCAGCCGCAGCAGCAGCCGCAACTGATATTCCAATTGGCGTACTACAAAATGCTCCAACCGCAGGACAAGAAGCAGAAGTTCTTGTTGTCGGTGGAACAAAGATTGTTGCTGGAGCCGCTATCGGCGAAGGCGCACTAGTCGGAACAGGTTCAACAGGTAAGGCCGTGGCTTTAGTTGCAGGAACTGACACAACCAAATATGTCGTGGGAACACTACTAACAGAGTCAGGTGCTGATGGCGACATCGTAACTGCAGTTGTTAACTGTGCAAACCCAGGCAGAGCGGCATAAGGGGGAATAACAAATGCCACAGCCAAATATAAACTCCGTTCACGTAGATGCGATTTTGACTAACATCTCAGTTGCTTACCTACAAAAACAAGAAAACTTTATTGCGGACAAAGTATTCCCAGTAGTCCCAGTAGATAAGAAATCAGATAAGTACTTTGTTTATACAAAGAACGACTGGTTCCGTGATGAGGCTCAACGCCGTGCAGATGCTACTGAGTCAGCAGGTTCAGGTTACAACCTAACCACTGGCACATATGCTGCAGATGTATGGGCTTTCCACAAAGATGTGGGCGACCAAACAGTTGCTAACGCAGATGCTCCTTTGAATCCACTTTCAGAGGCAACTGAGTTCGTAACTCACCGCCTATTACTTCGCCGTGAACTACAGTTCGTAAGCGATTTCTTTACAACTGGCGTATGGGGAACAGACATTACTGGTGTCTCAGGTGCTCCATCTTCAGGACAAACAAAGCAATGGTCTGATTACACATCTTCAGACCCAATCAACGACATCGAAGAGGCTAAGTCAGATATTCTTAGCAACACAGGTATGGAAGCAAACACTCTCGTACTTGGTTATGAAACCTTCCGTCAGTTGAAGAATCACCCAGACCTAGTCGACCGTATCAAGTACACAAGTTCTCAAACAATTACAGCAGACATGATTGCTGCTATGTTTGATATCCCAAGAGTACTTGTTGCTAAGGCAGTCAAGGCTACAAACAACGAAGGTGCAGCAGGAGCGTATGGCTTTGCTTATGGCAAGGGCGCACTACTAACACACGTTGCTCCAAGCCCAGGATTGCTAACTCCATCAGCAGGTTATACCTTCTCATGGACAGGTGTATCAGGTGGTATTGGCTCCACAATTGGCGTAAGTTCATTCCGTATGGAATCACTAAAGGCTGAGCGTGTTGAGGCTGAAATGGCGTTTGACAACAAGGTAATCGGTTCAGACCTCGGTTACTTCTGGTCATCAATCGTTGCTTAATTAAGTTCAACAAAGAGGGAGGGTCTGTAATGGCTCTCCCTCTTTTATTAGAAAAGGAAAAATAAATGCCACAAGTAAATCGAATTTCACGAGGTGAAGTTGCCGTAGGCGCTTTGCAAGTTGGAAGCAATGACACTGTTTATGGTATGGAGTTTGGAACCGTAGCGTTAGACCCAGGTTCTATTAGCACCGTATCTCGAGGAACTGTAACTTTCACCTTAACTGGTGCGGCTACAACCGACATTATCATTATGAATCCGCCAGCAACTTTGAATGATGACTTGTTATTTGTAGGTGCAAGAGTAACTGCAGCCGACACAGTAACAGTTTATCTATACAACCCAACAGGCGGGTCTATAAATGATGGAGAATTAACTTGGTCTTATATGTGGATTGATACCACTGCATAAGATGAAAGCCAAAATTCTTAAGAGAATGACTGTTGACGGCAAGATTAT